ACATTGGTAAGGCTAAAGATAAAAAGGCTTTATATGAGAAATAAATATAGTGCTAAAAAAGTAATTATTGATAATATTAAATTTGATAGTAAAGCAGAAGCTAGAAAATACAATGAGTTAAAATTATTATTAAGAGCTGGAAAAATTAAGACTTTAGAATTACAGCCTAAATTTAAAATACTTGATAGTAATACTTATAGATGTAATTTTACTAAAACTAATAAAACCAAAATATCAGATTTATATTATACCCCTGATTTTGCTTATATTACACGAGTAGGTGCTTATGTAGTTGTTGAAGTAAAAGGAGTAAAAACTGAAGCTTATCAAATAAGAAAAAAGATGTTTTTAAATTTGATGAAAGAATTTGAAGTTAGCGAATTTCACGAAATAGTTAAAAATAAAGTGCAAATATTTAAAGGTAAAATATGAAAATAGGGACAAAAGTGAACTTAAGAGGTGAGTTAGGAATATTTATACTTATTGATAAAGAGAAGAATATTTATACTTTTGAAAATAATTTAAAAATAAAGAAGTCATATATTTTTAATATTAGACATTACGAGACCGGTGATTTTACAGGAGCAATAAATCCAAACATATTACCTTGTTGTAATTCAAATTTTATTCAAAAGGGTTTATTTTAATGCGTCAAATTCAAGATACAGCAAGAGAACTAAGTAAATATTGCCTAGGTCGTAAAGGAATTACATCAGTAAGATTAAAAGATTTTGAAGAGCAATACAAATGGCAATTAGAAGTGGAAGAATATGCTAAAGCAATGCACAAGACTATTCTAACACTTGAATTAAAAGATTATTATGATTTAGGTAAATATTGTATTAAAAATCAATTAACCATGGCTAATGTGATGAGACAAGCAGTTTTATTTGTTTTAGATGAAATTAGAAATGATACTTTAGAGTTTGAAGTTATTAATCCTAAAAATATTAAAAAACCTGATGAAAAGTTTAGAATAAAAATAACACCAAATATAAAAAAGAAACAAGAAAAAAGCAAACAAGGAGGACTTTTTGAAGATTAAAGATGTAATAAAATTAGCCAATGAAATAGATAAAACTATTTTAAAAGATGAGGATAAAGTTAAAATTTTAATGATAAAAATACAAGAGCATATTGATGCTGAAGATATTGAAAAAATTATTGATGATGCAATTATTGAAATACAAATAATGGAAGAATTAAGCTAATGGGAAAAGGGACTTTAGTAAAGCAACCAAAAAAAGTATATAAAAATTCGCATTGTGATATATGTGATTGTTTTATGTGTGAAGTTAAATTGAAGATAAATCCAAATACAAATGAAAAAATAATTATCTGTAAAGATTGTTGGATAAATCTTGTAAAGGAGAATAAAGCAAATGGCATATAATTTTGATGATGAGACAAAAGTGTTGAAGAAAAAAATAGTGATATTATTATCTGCAACTATAATTATAGCAACAGTAATATTATTAAATATAAATAAATAAAATAAAAAAGGAAACAAAAATGGAAGAAATAAAAAAAGAAGTAACATATTTTGAGAAAGACGAAGCCGTAATAACAGTTAAACAAAGTGAGTTAGATAGATTATATGAAATTTGTGAAATACTAGCAGATAACTTTAAAGAAATTAAAAATAAAAATGTTGCTCTTAAAGATGAAAATATAATTTTAAAAGAGAAATTAAGACCAATAGATTTAGATTTTAAAAAATACGAGGGTTTAAACTTAGATGATATTGATTTATCTAAGGTGGCATAACAAAATAGAGCTTGTTTTTGGGATAGTCTTTGGTTATATGCTAGGAACTAATCCTATTAATACAGAGGATATAAAAAAGATTTTCAGTAGAGATAATAATTCTACTGAAATTGTTAAGGAAAAAAAATGGAAATAAAATATAAAAAAATTATAGATTTAATACCATACGAAAACAATACGAGAACACATAGTGAAGAGCAAATAAACCAGATTGCTTCAAGTATTAGAGAATTTGGATTTACTAACCCCGTTTTAATTGATGAAAACGATGGAATAATTGCTGGACACGGTAGAGTTATGGGTGCTAACTTATTAGATATGAAAGAAGTGCCAACAATTACATTAAGTGGACTTAGTGAAGCACAAATTAAAGCTTATATTATTGCTGATAATAAGATTGCTCTTAATGCTGGTTGGGATGAGGAGTTACTACAAATAGAGTTACAATCTTTAGATGAAATGGATTTTAATTATGAAGATTTAGGTTTTAATTTTAATTTTGAGTTAGAAGAAATAGATGATGATTTATTTGAAGAAGACAATATTAATGATGATGACACTATTAAATTAAGTGTTGAATGTAATAGCGAAACAGATAAACAACAATTAAAAGAAGAGTTACTAAGTAGAGGTTATAAATGTTAAAAGGTTTGGGAATTCCATATATGGGAAGTAAAAGAAAATTAGCACCTAAGATATTGACACATATTTTAAAAGAAAACCCTAATGCTAAATATTTATATGATTTATTTGGTGGTGGTGGAGCTATATCATTTATGGCACTACAAACAAAACAGCTTAAGAAAGTATATTACAATGAATTTAATCCTGCTATTGTAAATTTATTAAAATATATTATTGAAAATGGTGTTACAAATGAATGTTTTAGATGGGTAAGCCGTGAAGAGTTTGAAAAAAACAAAGGCAGAACGGATTGGTATGGTGGGCTTTTAAAAACAGTTTGGAGCTTTGGAAATAATCAAAAAGGGTATTTGTTTGGTAAAGATATAGAAAATGATAAAAAAATGCTTCATCTTATTGTTGTAAATAATGACTTGGAAAATATAAAAAGATTTAAAGAAAAGTTTAAATTTGATTTTGAAGTGGATACTATTCATAATACTTTTAAGAAAAAAGATATTGAACAAAGAAGAAGTATAATAGCTAGAATTATTAAAAATAAAAACAGTCGTGGAGATATACAACAGTTGGAAAGATTACAACAGTTGGAAAGATTACAACAGTTACAACAACTTACTCAACTAGAGCAATTATCAAGACTAGAGCAATTATCAAGACTAGAGCAATTATCAATAAGTAATTTATCATACGAGCAAGTAAAAATAACAACTCCAATAAACGAAACAGTTATATATTTAGATCCACCATACAAAGATACAGCGAGTTACAACAAAGTAATTGATTTTAAAAAATTAAACGATTTTATAAAAAATAGTCCGTACAAAATATATCTAAGTGAGTACCAAAACACTTATAATATGAAGTTGATAAAAGAGTATAAACATAGAGGTTTATTAAGTGGTAGTGCAAATAACGAAGTTATCGAAAAACTTTATATAAATAAAGGGTAATTATGCAAACAAAATTAAATAGTTTTATTGAAAGTCTATCAAATGTATTTATAGGATATATAGTTGCTGTATTTTCACAGTTATTAATATTTCCTTATTTTGATATAAATATACCATTTAGCGAAAATTTGTTGATAGGTGTATATTTTACTATTATAAGTCTAATTAGGAGCTATATTATTAGGAGGTTTTTTAATGGCAAGACCAGCAAAGTATAATTGGGATGCGATAAAAAAAGCTTATGAGAGTGGTTTTACAAAAGATGATATTGTTAAAAAGTTTAAAGTTTCTAAGCCTATTTTAACCAATAAAATAAATAGTCAAAAATGGGTAGTTAAATGCGATGTAAATGCCGATATTATCGAATTAAATGATAAATTCGCACAAATCGCACAAAATTACACAAAACACCCAGAAGTAGCTGAATTATTTGAAGATAAAATAAATACTCAAATGGAAGACAATGAGTTGATTAAAGGAACACGAAAAATATCTAAATTGTTGTTAAGTGTTATTGTTAATAAAAGAAATGAAATTACTTTAAAGAATATTAGGAACATAAGTGGTGTAATTAAAGATATTGAGAGTATAGCTAATCCCACATCTTCAAGTGTTAAAATAGAGAATAATAATCAAAACCAACAAGCACAAATTCAACAACAAGGCTTTATAATTAAGGTTGAAGATTGAAAGAGATAGTTTTAAATCGTAAGCAAATGGACTTTTTAACTTCAAAAGCCACTAATACCGGCTTTGTTGCAGGTCTTGGTAGTGGTAAGACTTTTGTTTCTACATTAAAAACTATTAAAATGAAGATGGAAAATCCAACTGAAACAGTAGCTTATTATTTACCTACTTATGGATTAATTAGGGATATTGCCTTTGATAAATTTCCTACTCTTTTAAGCGAATTAAACATACCTTATAAGTTAAATAAATCTGATAAAGAAATACATATTGACAATTATGGAAAAATTATATTTAGAAGTATGGATAACCCTGAAACAATAGTTGGATATGAAGTATTTTATAGTATTATTGATGAGTGTGATATTTTAAATCGTGACAAAATGACTATTGCTTACAATAAAATTATGGCAAGAAATAGACAAAAGCACCCACAAGGGAAATTAAATCAAATAGATGTGGCTTCAACACCTGAAGGGTTTAAATGGTTCTACCAAAGATATGTAAAAGAGTTTAATCCTAATACCGATAAATTGGTTAGAGCTTCAACTTATGACAATAAACATTTACCAAATGATTATATAACTAATTTAGAACAACAATATCCACCAAATCTATTAAAAGCATATCTAAATGGGGAATTCGTAAATCTTAATAGCGATACAGTTTATAGCTACTTTGATAGAAAAAAGCATCATAAAATAACTGAACTTTTAGCAGATGATATTATTCATATTGGGCAAGATTTTAACTACAATGGAAGTGTATCGACTGTGTTTGTAATTAGATACATAAATAATATTGAATATGTATTTATGATAGATGAGTTTAGTTCAAAAGATAGCTATGGAATTGTAGAAAATTGTAAGAGAAAATATCCAAATAGAATTATAAATATCTATCCTGATGCGAGTGGAAATGCTAACAAAACAAATGCGACAGTTACAGATATACAAATACTTAGACAAGGTGGTTTAAATATTTATTCTAACAATAAAAACCCACGAGTTCAAGACAGAGTAAATAGTGTAAATGCTTTGATTTATAAAGATAGATTTTTTATTGATACTAATAAATGTATTAAAACAACTGAAGCTTTAGAGCAACAAGCATACGACACAAATGGAGTACCTGAAAAGTTTAGTGGTAGTGCTACCATTGATGATTATAATGATAGTTTAGGTTATTTTATTTACTATAAATATCCATTGATAGATAGAACTGTATCAACTCACACTATATTAATATAATACCTTTAAAATAACTCTCTAATCAATTATTATATAACTAAAAAAAGGTTATGTATGATTGATTATGTAATGCTTGAAGTGTCTAATAAGCTTAGTACTTGGAAATTGATTGACAATATCTCTAACGGTTGGGTTGGTATCGAAAGTAATATTTCAAATTTTATCCCAAAAGAAGATGGCGAGCAAGATAAAAGTTACAACAATAGAGTAACAAAACTAACCCATTTTGATTATTTTAATAATACTATTGGTGGGATAGTAGGACTTATATTTAAAAATAGAATTAAATTAAGTGAAGATACACCATCTCAAATATTAGATTTAATTGAGGATATAGATTTACAAGGAACTCATTTAGATAATTTTATAGCTAATTCTTTTAAAAGTGCTTTACAAAAAGGGGTATCATTTACATTAGTTGATTTGCCAAAAGTAGAAGAACTTAAAAATAAAGCTGATGAAATAAATCAAAACATAAGACCTTATTTAATAGATATTGCACCTGAAAATGTAACAGCTTGGAAAACATCTAAGATTAATAATAAAACAGTTTTGACAATGGTTAAAATAAGAGAATTTCAAACGATAGATGATGATAAAAATCCGTATGCTACTATTTCTAAAGAAGTTTTTAGAGTATTAAAAATTGGAACTTGGGAATTATGGGAACTAGATGAAAATAAAAAAGAGATTTTAATTGATAGTGGAACTACAAATTTAGACTATATCCCTTTTTATTGTTTGAATTTGGCTAAAGAAGATACATTTTTATCTAAATTACCATTTTTAGACTTAGCAAAATTAAACATAGCACATACTCAAATATTTACAGACACTAGACACTCGGCACATATCGCAAGTGTTCCAATGTTAAAACTCTTAGGCATACAGCAAAACGAACTCAATGACTTTGTTGTATCTGCAAATAAAGCTATTACATCTACAAATCAAGATGCTAAAGTCGATTGGCTTGATTATGATGGAAAAGGTGTTAGTGTAAATGATACCTTAATGCTTAAAATTGAAAAAAGAATGGGTGAGATTGGCTTGAATGTTCTAGCTGGTGGTAATAATAACGGAGATGTAACTGCTACTGAAATAAGAATATCTACAACAAAAGAACAAAGTAAAATAACAAAATGGGTTAATAATTTATCTGATACTTACAATAACATTTTATTAGCTTTAGCTGGAGCTTATGGACTTAATTATGGTGGAAGTATAGAGATTGAAGCAGATATTATAAAAGAACCTTTAACACCACAAGAGATACAAGCATATTCATCTATGGTTAGCAATGGTCAAATGAGCATAGAAACATTATGGCAAACTTTAAAAACACACAAAAACTTACCTGATGATTTTGATAGTGAAGTGGAAAAAGAGAAGATAGCAACAGATGGATTACTAACTTCAAATGAATAAAACAAAACAAACTTTAGAGCAAGAATTATTAAAAGATTTTCTAATGCTCGAAAGATATAAGCCTGAGACTTTAGAAGTAATCACTAATAATTTAGAATTAGCAGTTAAAAATATAATTGACTTCATTTCTAATACTCAAAACAAAGCTAAAATTAGAGCATTTATTAAAAAAGAGATGAATGTTGCTTTTAGTGATTTTGATACTTTATTATTAGATGATATTGATAATGTAACTGATGCGACTTGGTCTAAAACTGCTTTAACAATGAGCCATTTTTTAACTAAAGATTTATCTAAAAAGATACCTAAAACTATACCTAAAAGAGTTAAAGAAAAGTTACTTAATCCTAATCGTGATTTGATGGGGAATAATATCAATGATTTTAAATCAAGCTTTATTTATAACAACAATAACAAATTAAGACAAACTATTTTTAACGGCTTTGAAAAGAATTTAAGCACTCCACAAATCGCAAGAGAATTAAAACATATAATTGCATCAACTCATAGAAATCAACTTAAAACAGTAGTT